GTCGTCCCGATGCCGACGTTGCCGGTATTTAAAATTGACATTGTGACATTAGTGGGCACGGAAGTTCCAGTTACACCTAAGTTGCTGTTGGTCGCAAAATGCATACCCCCAGCTCCTGCGGCTGATATGTAAGTATCATTACCGCCGACACCAATTCCAAAACTATTATTCCCCGATGACCTACCCTGTAATAATCTCTCATATGTAGCGGCACTAAAATCGTTGTTTATATGTAAAATCGCCGCTGGCAGAGTCGTCCCGATGCCGACGTTGCCGCTTGTCGGTTGTAAAATCACATAACTGGTCGTCTTCGTTGCAGATGATGTCCCCTCAATTGTAATATCTCCATCGGCGGCAGAGGAGCCATAAACTACAGGCGTGGTAATCTGAGTTGTAAATGTGGGACTCGCTAATGGGGCCTTCAGTGCCAGTGCATCAAAGACAGAATTGCCGTCCGGGGCGTGGGTGGTGTCTCCGTCGGAGATGGATGAGGCGATTTTACCTGCGGCTGTACCAGCAGCATCGTAAATGCTATCAAAATAGGTCTTAAGAAACGCCTTTACTTGTGTCCAGGTAGAAGTGACCAATGCATCAGAGGCTGCGCTGTCACGGTAAACGGCAAGGTCAGCATCAATGGGAGGGTTCTTGGCTGCCATGCTACTCTGACCCGTTCCACCTTGTGTTTCGGGAACGGGGATTGCAGTTATGCCTATATCTATAGGCCCCCAGGCAGAACCATCATATACAAAAGACTGTCCCTTGCCCGGTTGAAGCGTAATCCCATTAATTGCAATCGAATTGGTTGAGGTATCATTGTTGAATACCTGGAACCTCTTCACCGTCGCCGCTGAAGGAGCTGCAATTGTCTGAGCGTTCCCCGCACCGGTCAGGGTAATCACTACCCCGTTGTAGGCATCAACGATTGCTGTCGTCACCGCAGCACTCGATGCGGGGTCTGTCGAAGTGGTGAATTGGTCGGTTATGACTGCGCCGGAGATTGTGCCTCCCGTGATGGCCACGTTATCGGCATCCTGCGCGCCCAATGTTCCTATTTTTCTTTGGACTTCATTTATGAAGCCTTTGAAGTTTTTTATCATTACAGCCTCCTTTAGCTCTCTACCACATTGCAGACAATCGCGTTGCCCTGCGCAGCGGCCCCTACCGTCAGGTTAACGACAATGGTTTTGACCGGCTCGATAATGGGTATTGGGATTTCATAGTTACCTGTTGCCGAAATCACCATAGCCCATGCCCCTAACGCCGTTCCGGTTAGTGAGGTCATCCGGTAAAGATCGGTCGCATGGACTGGCCGGAAAATTTTATCAATGGTAATCGTGAGGTCAGACGCCGCAGTTCTGGTGTATTTGACCAGAAGAACCACGCCCTGGGGATTGTTGATTTTCTGGGTGAGTACAAAATCAGGATCTGTGCCGGTGACTGTACCTGTGCTCGAACTACATACTGATGCGCCCATGATTTACCTCCATAATAGGAATATTGTTAAGATAGGCAAATTCGCCTTGATATTTTATAGCGGCATCATTAAATGCTAATGCCGCCTCTTCTTTGGTTTTATACGATCCAATCCAATGCTTGACCCCATTGCAAACAATTCTTGCTACATATCTATCTCTCTCTTTGTGATACCAAACGCCCTTAAAACCGTGCAAGCTATCTCGGTTTGGCCCTGTATTCCAATGGTTCTGAGTTTCGATTGGGCATAATCTAAGATTATCCTTTCTATTATCCAGAGGATTACGGTTCTTATGATCGAGCGTTTCCTGTTTTTTTAGACCAACAATAAAACGATGTAAAGATACGCGATGCTTAGAGCTCCTTACATAGTGCCGCCCATCAAGTGTCGTTGTGCTCCCCCATCGAATATTAGATACTTTCGGATAGTCTTCAGCATCAATAACTGTGCAATGCTTAATATGCCCTTTTTTATCTGTTAACCCAAGAAAGCATACATTATTAACTATCTGAAAAGGGTTAGGGCCAAATTGCTTATATACGCCCATTTTCCATTACCTCCTTAAGGTGTGCGATTTTCGCACAGTTATTGCTTTAAGACAATGTTTTTGTTACTCGTTATTATAAGTCTGCAATCCCATCCCGAATATTGAAAGCATGGCAAAGGCCGTACCTGCTGGAACGCCTTGCTCTTCCATTACTGCGAAAATGTCACTGAGCGCCAGAGGGACAAGCTGCCCTGCGGCATATGATAGATTTTCTTCCATAGGCACCCCGCGTCCGACTTCCTTATTTAGATAAGCCCGGCCGGTCATCAAATCATACGAGATGCCCACTATTGGGTTGAGCTTAGACCTGACAAAGCGCCCACCGACATAAGAAATGTCGCGGTCTGATATGTCGCCTTCGGTATTAACGTTGCCCTCAAACGTATCGGGCGCTATGCGGTTTATTATGGAAGCGCCGATTTTGCTTGTTACTACCGCCGTCTGCGATAATCCTGACATCGGATCAAGCCGCGTGTTGCCGAATCTTATCTTCCCGAAATCTGTGCTGCGAGGGTCAGTCTCTATGTCCCCGCCTGCCGCCGTACCCAAAACATAAAACACCGCAAGCCCCCCTAAGAACCGTCCGTATTCCTTCGCTACCATAATACGCGTTCGAGCGGTTCCACGAAGGGCGGGTTGACCCACGAGTAATTGGAATCGGCTTAAAACATACCGAGGCGCAAAGAACACGCTGTTCATGGTGGTAAGAGAATTGATAATTCCCTGCCGGTTTGTCCCGATATTTCCCCGCCCCGTAGCCACGTTGACATAGTTCGATATGGCGGCAAGTTCTGTCGGTGTCCCGTCAATGGCAAGATTCTTATACATGGCATCGAAAGAATCCGCTCTCAGTCTGTTCAAGAAGGTGGTGTAGGCCCGTTCAGAAGCCGCGGCTCCTTTGAAAACAAGCCGACCGGGGTTCCAGGCACTGCCCTTCGCAAGTTTATCTACCAAACGGGACATATACGCCTCTTCCATTCTAGATAAAACCTGCCCATGCTCAGAAAGATAAAGTTTTGACTGCTCGTAAAGTTGGTAATTCGGCCTTGCCAATATTTCTTGATCTACAGCAAAGCGGCCCTCTTCGGACTTCAATGCCTTAAACATATCAGGAAAAGCCATTAATGCCCGCACTGGGTGACCCAAGGCAATAAAGCCGCCCTGCCTTAAAACAGCGGATAAATCCATACTGGTCTTGATCGCCCGCGAAAGGTTGCCCACTTCCTTTATCCCGTCCCAAATCCTTTCGACCCTGCCTCGGTTAGCCAGGCGGTAGTTTTCCGCAGCTTCGTAATATGACTTTTGTTCTTGCGACAGCTTGAACTTTAGGTTGGTTCCTTCTTTATCAAGCTCCAACTGCTTGCGCTCTTTCTTGGTGAAATCCCCGCTTTCTCGCTTGGCTTCCAGTTCGGCAATCTTGTTCTTCGTTCTGGTCTTATAGGATTGCAGGGCTATTTCATCAGGTGACTTCTTAGGCCGAAGTTCTTTTTTCATGTCCTCAAAAGTCTGCTTTGCGGTATCCCTGACCTCTCGCATGAGCCGGATGTCTTCGGTCTTTGGAGGCGATAACTTCCTTGCACGGGATGCAACATCTTTTTCTTCCGTTCGCTTAATATAGTCGGAAATCTGCTTATCAAGGCGGATCAGTTCGATACTGATTGCCCGTTGCGCCGCCAGTGCCTTTTTCTGCGCCTCAAGATTCGGGTCTTCAAACACTTGGTCATAGACCTTTTTGAGGGATTCAGAATAACTCTTTAAAATTGCCGTTTCTTCATCAACAGCAGATATTCCCTTCTTCTTCGCAAGTTCTTTTCTACCCAAAATCGCAGAGGTAAGGTCTTCTATCTGGTTTCTCAGCCGCGTCTTTGTGGCTTCCAGAGATGTTTTCCACTGCTGTTCAGTTGTCGGAATCTTGCTGGTATCAAGCCCATTCTCTTTCATGGCCTGCTTAATTTGCTTTTTAAGCTCTCGCACTCTCGGGGTTTCAACATCCGACTGAAATCTCTTTGTGGGAGACTTGCCGCCTTGCGCATCCTCAAGACCGGAAATCAAAGCCATCTGCCGCTTAAGTTCGCGCAACTGAGCAATAATAACGTCCTGATTCATGGTTCTGGTAGTACCGTAACCGCTTATGGCATCCCTGATGTCGCGCTTGCTTACTTCAAGGCCAAGGTTCTTTACTTCGGTGTAAATGGCATCGACAATGCCCTCCGCCGTTATCACGCCACGCTCGACATAAGCCTTTGCCAGCTTGCCTAACACCGGGATTGCATCTAATGGGATATTGGCGTTAAGGCGTGTCGCACCGAATTTAGAGTTAAATTCTGCGTAAAGCCCTTTTATCTCTGCATCCAAGACCTCTTTCTTAATCGATCTCTTTACGTCTCGCTGCTCCTTGGAAACAGTGTTTTTCAGCTTTTCAACGGTCTTAATCATTTCAGCCTGAGAAATCTTCTCGTCTCGCATCGCTATTTCGGACTGAAGACGCTCGATCTCTTTGGCGTGTTTTTCGAGTATTGCCCTGTGTTCAGGCGTTACTTCTTTGCCGGTGTCGATCTTCGCCTTGCGAATCATGGACTCAAGAGAATAATCGCGCTTTGCTTCGAGCTGCATCACCTTGCCAATAGCGCTCCAGAGTTCACGATTGCTTTGAAGGGATTGTGAACTAACCTGCAAGTCTCGTTTGGTCATTTCGAGAGCAATCTTTTTTTCACCAATCGTTGCGGTGTCTCCGTCAGTTATCGCCTTCGCAATATCTGCTTCCAAAAGCATCCGCTGGTTATCAAGAGTTACACGGTCGGCGAGAACTACCCCGGCTTCTTCAAGCGTCATCATCCTATGGTTTTCGACAACATCAGCCGTAATCGTCCTGGGGTTACGTCTGCCTGATGCAAGTAACCTGCGTCCTTCTTCGTATGTGGGGACTGCCCTTAGAATTTCTCGTTCAACTTCGCTTAGCCCCATGGACTGGTCTTGAGGATCGACAATGCGTTTTTTAAGACTGATTACATCTTCTTTTGGCAACTCCGCCGCAATCTCTTGACTACGCGGAATCTCCGGCCCTTTGCCCTGAGAAGCCCCAGGTTCAACGATCTCTTGCCGGTTGGTAGGAGCGTCTGCCTTGGGTGGTGCCTTTGGCGCGAACTGCATCAAATGGCTTAACTCTGCATCAGTCAGGTCGGGGTAAATCTTCTTCAGGTGTTCTTCGATCGATACCTTAGCATTATCCGCGGCCATTTTGATTTGCCGCATGTCTTCCGTTAATCGGGCACGGGCAGCAACCTGCTTTTCGGTAAGTTCCTGTTTGCCTACTGTTCCTTTTTCGCCCAGGGCGGTGCTGATGTCTTTGGCAATGTCAACGATGGTACGTGGTGCCGCTTTTAATTCTTTATCAAGACCCTTCCAATTTTTAGCGATTTCAATTTCTAAATCCTTGACCTGTTGTTCTATGTTTTTGACAGATATTTGCTTCTCTAAAACCCGTGTGTTGACGTCATAACCGGAGGGTGTTTTCCCGCGAAATTCAGGAGCCAAAGATTTAAGCGTAATTTTCTTGTCTCGCACATCGGCATATATTTGTTGCCATTTCGCCTCCTCTTGCTTGGCTCTCTCAATCCGGTTCGGATAATCAAGGTACTCTTGTTTTACTCCCTCGCGTTTTTCGTTATATGCCGCTTTTTCAGCCTCGTATTCAGCCTCGAACTGTGCAGGAGTCTTACCGGTTGGCTTGGTGGATGGCAGTCCGGGCGGTTTAGAAGCATCTCGCGTCGGTTCCGTCATTTTGGAAAGGTTTTTCTGAAACGTCAGCAAAGACTTTAGATCATTGTTGACCCTATATTGTCCATCGTTCGGAACGTCAATCGTAACTTTCTGCGCTCCGTCAGGCGGAATCTCTGCCCGATAAAAACCTTTCGACATAGTGGCATCAATCTCTTTATCTGTGAACTCCCCTCCGCCGCCATTCTGGTCTCTCCACCGTTGCCGCGCATCCTTAATCAAACCGTCAACTTTTGTTTGAACGTATGCCCTTTGTTCTTTCGGACTGACGACGTTGGCCTCGGCTGATTTTGTTGTGGGGATTACCTTGACCTCAGCGGGGGCTATTTGCTCAATGACCGGGGTAGCTGCCTGCTTTGGTGTTGGCCTTGCTGCCGCTGCCAATTCTGGGAACGTATCGCCGATTGCCTTTCTTGCCCCAATGTCATCGCCGGGGGCCGCGTCTAACTGCTTGAGCGCATCCGCCGCCTGCTCTTTTGTCATCCTTGACACTATTGCCGCTTTCTCGGCATCGGGCGCTGCGAACAACTGTTGGCGAAGGCCTTGACTTGCAAATTCGGCATCACGGGTATTTTGGTCTTTTAATCTGGCGGAAATATCGTTTTGAACCGCCGCCCTGTCTGCGTCATTGAAATAATCACTCACCGTCTTTCGCATATCCTTGACGGCCTTTGGTAACTTTACCCCTGTTCTACTCTCAAATTCAGTACGGAGGTTCTTGTTGGCTGCGTAAAGATAGCCCTGCATGGTTGCCGCATCTTTGGATTCAAAGGCCGCGTTGAACTTGTCACGGGTTAACTGGGGCAGGGAATCGAAGCCAGCAGGGGGGATGGGCACTGCTTTCTCCGGTCGCGTTGTTCCATCCATGCGGAGGGGTTTTGCTTTCCGGATCGGGGTCGCGGCCTGCTCGGGCTCTATTTTATTGGGGAAACTTTCGGCAGGAGATGGTGCTTTCGCCACCTCTCTTTCGGGGTATCGCAATGATTCTGGAGTTTTGTCTGTTAAATTTGCAGCAAACCGTGATTCGATAAGGGGCCGCAATTGGTCGAGGGTGTTGTGCCCTTCCCAACTGTACTTGTTGCCCTGTGCGTCGTAGGCGTGCCTTATGGCTATCTCGTCGGGGGCGGAGGGGTTGTTTTTTCTGAAATTTTCGCCCATATAGGCGAGGTCTTCAGGATAAGGGTTTTTAACCACACGAGAGTCAAGAGCATGAAACACGCCCCAATCTTCTTCTGGCCTTACTCCAATATCAGCGGGTATTTCTTGGGGACGTAAAGCAGCTTCAGCTTCGGAGGCAGCAATTTCTCTTTTGGTTTTCTGTAGGGCTTCGACTTCTTCAGGGGTAACTTGCCGTTTAACCCGTTCGATAATTGATTTGACGGCGGAATGGTCTTTGTCGATCGCTGCAAGCTCAAGCGCCTCCCTATACTTCTGATTGAAAGCGAACAACTTCCTGTGTCCGGGAACTTCCCCGTCCCACATCTTCTGGAAAAGATTATCATCCATACTGAGGAAGTTGTCAACGGTATTTCTTAACTCCTCACGCGAAGATGTATTGATAAAGTCTTCTGGGGTGTAGTCTCTGTAAAACTTCGATGCAGGCGGGCCAGATGGCGCCGCCTCTATTGGCGCCGCAGTAACTCCTTCCGCGCCTGGCTGGCGAGATGGCTGTGTATCGCTTACGGTTTCAATCTTTGCTGGTTCTGGCTGCACATCCATCGAATCGACAAAGTCACGGCGGAGATCGTCAATGCTCCTCATCGTTACCGGCTGTGGCTCGATAGCGGGTTCAGGGGCCGGTTCAATGACTGGTTCGGGAAGATTAACCGACGGTGCTGCCTTTACGGATTCATCCGTAATCGAAGCATAGGGGTTCTCAACTGCCTTATCGGTGGCAGTAAACTTTTCGTCAGTTATGTCCGTATAGGGATTATCCTTTACGGCACCCCTTCGTAAATCTTCTGTTTTTAGCCGGTCGATTTCTTCTCGTGGCGTTGGTCTTGTTGCCGGAACTTTAATAGGAAGGGCCGAAACGCCGCCTGTAGCGGGAGGCAAAGGCGGTTCAACTGAAGGCGTATATTCCAGGGAAGATTCTATCCGCCTGGCTTCTAGCCCGGCCTTCGCTCGTCTCGCTGCCTGCACAACAGCTTCTTTTGCCGACTTAACCCCCTTGCCAGCTTCCCCTAAGACTCCAAAGGCTTTTAGCTCGCCTACAGCCCCGCCCAGCTCCCACATGAGGTCTTCAGGCTGTATTCCCCACGTCGAAACAAGATGCTTACCAAATCGCTGGCCTTCTTTAGCCACCTCGCCGAAAAGGGCGGATACAGGGTTTTGAATATATTTTGCTGCCAGACTCCCCGGATCAGGTTCATACATCTTCAGCATATCGGCAGATTTTTGGGCGGACTCTTCCCGTCCTCTCGCAAATGCCGCTCCTGCTCCTGATTCAGTTCCTTTCGGCAACATGCCTTCTTTATATTTTTCCTTGAAGCCCGCAACCACTCCGCTAATCAATTCGGTTGGGAAAGTAACCAGCGGCGTCGAAAGAGATACCGCCGTTTTCCCAAGGTTCAAGGCTTCGTCACCAATGCTTTTAGGCATGGCAAAATCCTCATCCTTAATCAAGGCGTAAGGGTTTGCCGCTGCATAATTGGTATCGGTAATCGCTGCGTAAGGGTTTGCTTCCATTTTTATAAATCCTGCCCGGTTTCCTTCTTGAACATATCCTTTACCGCCTGTATCGCTGCCGGATTCTTAAGCTTCGATATTTGTGCCGCGGCATTCGCTCGATGAACAGACACATTGCCCCCCGATGGCTTCGCTCCCACTGACCGCGACACAGTGCCGCCGTTCCACGATGCGCCGCCGCCACCACGAACATGAGCGAGGGTGTCGCCAGCCTTTGCATTGGCCTCGACAAAGCCATCTATCGTAAGCTGATAGTTTCGCTTATTGGGGTCATTCTTCTTTGCCTTATTGAGGAGGCTCGTATATTCTCTTATTTTTGCATCGTTTCTGGCCATGTATCCAGTTATCTGGGTTTCCGTTATCTTCTGCGCCGCCGCTGTTTTTTTCTCGGATGCCGTATCTGCTTTCCCCGCCGCCGTTACCTTCGCCGAATCAAGCCTATTCTGTCGGTTTTTCTCGCCCTCTAAAGCCGTCGCTGCTATCCCTGCCAGCCGGTTTTTTTCTGCTGCCCTTGCCTTGATTTCTTCTCTTTGTATGCCGGGCAGTTCAGCAATAGCTTTTTCGTAAAGTTCGGGGTTCTGGCTGCGAACTGCTGCCGCTATTCCTGCATTCTTTAAGAGGTTCGGATCATCCTTAACTGCGGCATTCATTTTTACCGCCCGTGTTTGATAATCTACTGATTGACTTTTGGCTGAAAGGTTCTGGAATAGTTGCATCTTCTCGTCCGGTACCGGTTGTCCCGCCGCCTGCAATGCTGTTATTTCTGCTGTTAGTGGCAGTAACTGTTGCCCAATCATCGCCTTTTGTGAGGCTGCCAGGTTCTGAAAACCTTGCAAGTTGGACCCAGTATCCTTAAGATAGCTTCGCATCGTGCGAACTGTTGGGGGGCCAAAGCTTAGGAACCTGCTTTCTTCCGTTGCTTTGGCTTCATCAGTCATGTTCTGGAAGAGAGGATGAGATTTATAATCAACAGGGCGGTTGAGCTCCGCCTCTTTCCTTCTCGCGTCTTCTAATCCCATCCCGCTTGCCGCGACACCTTGTTCAAGCGCCTTCCTTCGTAACGGGGCTAGAGCCGCCTCTTGATCTGCCGCTTCTTTTCGCTGCAAAAGTCCCGAAATAACCCCGGCGTTCTGGATACCTTGCTCGATCCCTTGTCCGGCTCCTATCCAAGGTGAAGTATTGCTAAAATTCGCCATGGTTATTTTTCCTCCTTCATGGAAAGGTCAACATCGTATTGTTTGCAAAGGGCTTCTACTACTTCCTTATAGTGCTGATAGGCAAGCTCTAAATCTCCGCCGCTTACCAGATTCACGCATTCGTTAACGAGAGTTTCCTTAAGCGTCCCGTAAACCATATCTGGCAATTCCCCTTGGTTTATCGCCGTCACAAGCAAATGCCCGTTCTTAAAATACTTCTTTGATTCTTCCTTGTAGTGTTTAACCGAGTACCGACGAAGATCGGAAAGCCCCTGTAGCGTGCTCGCAGAAAGGCCACAAAGCGTTTCTATCGCTGTGCAAATCCAAGTGTCTGATAGAACGCTTGAAAGGAGCCCTGCGCCCGCGCCCACCAAGGCGCCCGCAGGGCCACCAACCGCCCCGATTTGCGCCCCAATTAACGCGCCCGCGCCCGCGCCCACCGCCGTGCTTCCAACCATATCTGCGGACTTCTCGTTCTGGACAAGACCAAGGGAGAGATTCTTGCCGAGTGATTCGGTGGGGTTACTGAACCCGCCTACCTTTTTCCCAAGCATATTCACTATCCCCGGAGCCGCATATCCTGCCGCGGCTGGCCCCAGGTAGGGCATAGTAGTGGCGCCGAATCCTGCCGTTTCGGCACCCGCCCCCGTCGCCAGTTCAGGTGTCGCCATATTGCCAAGCGCCGTATCAACGCCGAAATTACCAGTAGCGGGCGCCATTGCAAGCCCTGTCGTGGCAGGTGCTTGGGTAGAAGCAAGAACCGTCGGCCCCGCGACGGTTGGCGCCACTGTCGAGGGTAATGTGGACGGTATCGTTCCGTTAAGTATCCCCTCGGCTGCCGCAGGGCCCTGCGTGGCGCTCCAAGTTTCATGTGCGGCGCCCCAGGGGTTAAATGGCTCGCCCGGCAGCTTAGTCAAGGCCCTCAAGGTTGCTCCGGTAGTCAATGCGTTGGTGGTTGTCCCCACTAAGCCAGCACTCCTGTTGGCGCCTGCCGTATCTGCTGCATTCTTCTGGCTTATGTCAAATTGCCGTTGCTTTTCTGCAAGTCTTCGTGACTCTGCCATCCGTCTGCTTGAGGCATCAAGCTCGCCCTGAATTATCTGATCCAGCATGGTCGCCGAAGGAACGCGGCCCGAAGTGGCCCCCCATTGGTTTAAGTAGGTTTGAAATTTTCTGCCGCCAGCAATCTGGGGTGAAGCCGAGTAAATGTCTGCCATAATCTCTCCTTTTAGCTAACGCCTCTTAAATGATCCCTCGTTTTCCGATAAAAAACCGCCAAAATCATCGGAATAAATTTAACCGCATCCGTGCTTGACGCCCACACCAGCTTAAACCCGTGGAGCACCCCCGGTACCGAGGCGATAGTTGTAATGGTGTTCGCCGTCCTGTGAGTGCTATTGGCAAGCGACATTGAATTTGCCGATCCAGAAGTAGCGCCATCAATATAGTTGGTCAAGGTTGCCGTGGTCGTCGTGGTGTGCGGAATGGAAATTAAGTTTGCCATAATGACTTCCGTTTCGGTCAACGGATCGTTTGCCGAAAGTATCTGATCCCCTACCTGCATGGTCGCGGTTATCGTGCCACCATCGAAAGATGCCCCATATTCCAGCCGTTCCATGTACCCGGTGTCGATGAAACCGAACGGGTAGGGGTTCCCGGAAGTATCCCCAACGCTCACGATGCACTGGAGATATTTACCCGACGATCGGTCAACCTCGTACCACTTGAAACGGTGGAGGTCGAGGACAAATTCCTTATCAAGCGTTATATGGGAAAGGTCGGTAGTTAACGCCGCCGCCCCTGAGCATATTGCGATTGTGGTCGCCCCCTGCTTAATGGTTTCCGCCTGCCAGGTTCCGGTAATTGGCCTGACATAGAAAATCCCAGCGGCATCGTTACCTGCCCACGAACCAGTTATTGTCCCGATGTGGTCAATTACTCCCGTGGCGGCGCTGGTATTCCCCGTAATAGTTGAGCCAACCGCTGGTTCATTATCCCCGGCAGTAAAGCTTATTTGGTAGAGGTCGGTGGCCCAACACCAATGATACTCAAGAATCCCGTTATACTGAACAATGCCCGCCGATTCATAGGGCACCATGGCCAGATTGACATGTGGCGTCTTGTACTGATCGAACACGTTGAGAATGTCTTTGGACGCCAGTTGCGGGGCTTGGCCATTAGAAACGTAAATGCCGTCATTGCCTCGCCAGATTGCGATTAACTTGGATTGCGAAAGATCATCGCCAAAGCTGGCCGATACGGTCTTGAGCGTCTGCGGAGCCGGGCACCCGATATTCGCGGATATTCGGTAGCGCTCCCATACCGTCCCGTTATCGGTCTGTTCCCATTTCATAACCCACGTTTCTTCTGGCTTGAACACCAGAATGAGATTGTAAATATTCGAGGCATATTGAGCGGAGAGAGAAGCGGCGCAAGTCAACGGCGATTCGGTACCTATTTCAATCCTATCTGTGTCTAGGCCATTGAAAACGTCCGGTCGGTTCTGAGCCGAGATAAGAAACTCATTTTTCTTCTCGTAGTTATCGCATCCGAGCAAGAGCCTGTCGGCGGCATGGATCCCGAACGAGTAACCAGCGATTTCCTTTTTAACCGGAATCCCGCCGACATAATAAAGGCGCGTCGTGAGATCCAAGGCAACGGAAAACTTTATCCGGTAAAAATAGAGAGACGGGGATTCAATGGTGGCATAGACGTCAATATTCCCGCTTGGGGTATATACTTGCCGGTGGCCGCCGGCAACTATCTTTTTTGTTTCTGCATTTATGCTGTTATTGCTCCAGGTGACAACACCAGAACGGGCAAACGACACCCCCGCCGCAGAAGTACCGTCGGAGATGGCACCAACCGTGACATATTCCGTGCCGTTCCAATAATCCACGGTCATTACTGTGGCCGCCACTTGGGCAAACTCCGAGGGAATGTTGAGCATGACTCCGGTGGTCTTTTCAGTAAACCCTAGCTCAAGGTACTGAGTAAGGGCGGTCAGTGAACTCACATCCGCGTAAGTCGCAGGATCATCAGAGGCGTAAACATCGTCTCTGACGTTTATGCTATTATCGAGCGGCGCAGTCTTGGTAACATAAAAAGACACGATTTGCCTGAAAACGCCGTCCCATAAGTCGATAATGGGCTGGAAAGGGCAATCGAGGGTCATGTGGGAAATCTCTGCCGATCCTGCCGTCACGGTAAACTGATACCAGTATAAATAGTAACCTTCAAGATACTTTGGCTTCGATGTGGTTAAGGTGGACGGCCAAGTTACGGAAGTGCCGGTAAGGGCAAAAGATGCGCCGCCTGAGTCGGTGTTGTCGGTGTGGGTGAGAGTCACCCAAGTGTTGCCATTGAACTCCTTGACGGTCAGCGTATCGGCTGTGCCATTGGGGACGGGAATATAAAACTTTGCCCCCTGCGCTGGGCGGGTAGAGCCTATCAAAAAAGTATAGTAGGCCGCCGCGGATGGTGCAGCAGGCGGGGAGAAATTCGCCGTCCACCTCGCAATTCCCTTTGAAACGCGGAACTCATCTATATAGCCGCCGACGAGAGAGGACATGGTCGTCTCCCCGACTGTCTGGCTCGCTGATCTACCAACATCGAATCCAGCCGCGATGTCCGGCCAAGTATCTACATCAGTCGTGGTGCCGTAGGCTGTTCCGTCGATAGTGATAGCCCAAGCGTTTGCAGACCCGCCCCACCCTCTTATTAAAGCAACGTGATGGAACCCCAAGTTGACGGTCTCCGTGCTGGTCTCGATAAGAACTGTTTGGGATGCAGCCGTTACGATAGCAAAGTATAATTTCCATGTTGGGCCGGAGGCCACGTCAACCTTAAAAATTACCTTATTATTCCCGTCAACATATTGCTGCCATAATCCCGCCGTCGCGGGGGCCACGATACGAAGCCAGAAGTCTATTGTGAAAACACCTGTTCCCATCGCCCAATCAGCAGAGTCGGCGGCTGATGCGTAATCACCACTGGCGGGGGNGGACAATCCAGACGGGCCGAACTTGCCCCACCCTTCCTGTGTTATGGCCGTTCCCGCAGCCGTGAGGGTATGCGCGTTCCCCGAAGAATCGGCAAACGAAACAGCACCTTGCGCCTCGTCGAAATGCCATATCGCCTTTGTGAACGAATCAATCCCCCCGCCCAGAATGGCACTATTCGCCGAGTCCGTCTTGGTATTGTTTATAACCTCCGTGTAATTTTTGGGATTAGTGGCAGTATCGGCTGCCGCAGACAATGCCGCCGAGGATGCGATAAGGGCACCTACTCGCATTTCATCCCCGCCCCAGATAAGAGAGTCCACTTTATTGCAGTAAACCACCTGGCCGTTTGGAGCATCAGAGAACTGGCCAATTCCTACATCGCCGGTTTCATCAAATAGAGTCGTTGCTGCGGCCCCACCAACAAAATCACCAGCCGACGGGATCGCCGTAATGCTCTGAATAATCCTTGAAGCCGTCAATCCGGTATTGTGGGCTTGCACCAAAACATGAGACTCAGCGGGCTGTGACTTGCGGAAGTGGAATGCCGTCCGTGCCTTCAGGTATGTGGTCAAGGCCGTACTGTTTATTTTGGTCATTCCAAGAATAGATTCAGGGTGCCCATCAGCATAACGCATATTGGTCAGGGTAGTAAAGTTCTTGCCGATCTGGGAAGCGTCAGCGGATGGTATCCATTTACCGTCAAGGGGGATGATGTACTTTTCAAGCGGTTCATTATTGGCGGGGCTTGCTTGGCCTATCAAGACAACGGGGACGCTTACCGCTGTGTCCCGCTCATCCTCAGCAAGGGGGGATTCTTTTAACTCTACCAAGGGGACTGTAAAGTCACTTTCAGGGACGTTCTCCACGGGCTGGATCGTGGGGATCGCAACAACGGGGACGTTAAGGTCGGCCTGCCTTTCATTTCCGGCAGGCTGGATCGGCGGTACAGTTGTCGGCGGGATATTGAGGTTATGTCCTCTATCCACTGCTCCTTTTTCAGCCATTTCTAGGACTCTCCATCGTTACATTGTCGGGCAGTTCATGGGTTGATCTGCCATCCGGATACTTCATGATATATTCATACCGCTTTCTCTGGACACTTGAAATATATCGGTTATAAGCGTTCCCTGCATCGGCCCACCGTTTAAGTTTTAGAGCAGCAAAGGCTAAAGCGAAAAGATAAACATCCTCGTGGAACTCCACTGGCAAACTGGAAGGAATCTCGCCATCCGCACTCAGCACCGCAGCCGGATAGCAGGTGGCGTAAACCGCCAAATCGTAGGTGGCCGCATCGGTAATCGGTTCGACAATCAGGAAATCTCCCCACTGGAACCAATATTGCGGCGTGTTACCATTGATAGTTGAATGACCTATGGTCTGAGGAAGTACACCCAGCATCCCAAGCCCCCCCTCGGTTGTGCCGGTCTTATATTCCACAAAGTTCACGCGGAGGATATGGTTGGTGGCCTGCAAGAGTGGAACGATCTTCTGCGTTGTCGCAATGTTGTCGAAAGCTATCTTGTTTTCATAACAGAGCCCCTTGACGGCAACATCCTTCATCCCGTCATTTATAATTGCGTTCAGTTCCGTATCGCTGAGGATCGTGGTTCCGGATTCGTTTAAATCGCTCCTTACGAGAGATCGTATCACTGCCAACGTAAGAGTGCTCATTGCCTTGTTCCTCCATATTTTATGTTATTTGGTATCTGGTGAATTGCCCGTTTTTCTGCTTTCCGGTCTATGTAATCCTTCCGCCTTTGCGTCAAGTTTTTGACGTATATGTTATAATACTTCGCCGCCTGCTTCCACTTCTTGAGTTTCATCGAGAGTGCGTAGCAGGCAAAGTCAACGATGCACGAGTGGAACTCATCGGGGAGCGAATCGGGTTCGCCCGTGGTAAGCGCCGCGTCCGGGAAATCCGACACATAAAGTTTTAGGGCATAAACCGCATCCGGAACGGGTTCAATAACGATATTGTCGCCGTGCTGAAACCAGTATTGTGGACTGTTATCATTTATGGTGATATGGCCGCAGTTTTCTGGGCGAATCTTAAGGAGGGCTCTCTGACCCATCAGGGGCCCAAAAGTAGCGGATATTGTATGTGCTTCAGCGACATTGGTGAAATTATACGAAGACACCGCCCCAACAGATACTGAGTCAATTAAAACGTCAAATATGCCATAGCCACTATCGGGGGTAATGGCATACATTTGGCTTCCCCCCCCCACCACCGATGTTACGCCGGCAGGAGTTATTGATCCGTTTGTCACAGCATCAGCTGTAATATCATAAGACAAGCTTTGTCCTGTCCAATCATCTAACTCAACCCAATAAGAACTCCGGGCGATCAATCCAGGATTACCGGACGCAATGCTGTTGTCGCTTACGCTAATAACCTCCACACTATCAATATAAACCTTGATAGTCGCTCCGATAGCTGCAATTTTCACGGTAGAAAATTGCAGTACCCCATCAGTTAGCAGAGTATATGGAACATTCGCCAATTCCACCTGTGCGTCCGCAACAATCCACGCACTCACGTATTTGTATAGACGGACTCGGCCTGAAACGGGCCAAAGAATCGCCGCATACGCCGAAAAACCACCCTGCGAACCACTGACGCGTACCGCAATCCCAGTCTGGCCGTCCCCGAATTGCATGCCTGTAACTGTAGCCTCGACATATTGATCATCTGCAAAAGTTCCGTTATAGTGGGCAATCCCGTTCGCCTCCCCCATGCGTAATCGATTGTTCAAAATACGCAGTGAGTTGGGCGTACTATAGTCTGATTCGGTCCAGTTAACGCCGAGGTCGTTGGAATCAGCTCTGTTAAAGTCATCTACTGCCATAATTTATGCTACACTAGCCCCCCACAACGACATATTCTACAAAGGTTACCCGGTGCCCGATAAAGGGCACCAGCCTATTGCCTTCCACCGCGTATGCCGTATCCTCATGCTCAATACAGAAGGCCCTACTTGCCACATCCCGATAACCGTCATTCAGGGCAGCGAGGATTGTTACTGAATCCATGTTGGCCTGTGCCGGTGTTTGCAACCGGGCGCGTACAATGGACTCCATAGATGCTACATCGTAAAGAGACATTTACTTCCTTTTTCTAAACCTTTGGATATTCGCGTTAATTCTGTCCATGTTTAGGCTCAAGACACAGGAGTACAGGAATCCTATCGGCTGTTTCCAAGCACTATAGGCGTTGGCTTTCACTTCTCGCCAAAATATATTCGTGGACTTATCGTGGATATGATACGTCTCGTGGGCAATCACGGAAGCTTGGACACGTTTAGGCAAGTCTGCCCTGATAAAGATGGCGTCATTGGCCGGTTCGGCATATCCAAACCACGGATAAAGTTTTTCTTTTGATACAAAATGTGTTTGCATTTTACACCTAACTATATTTTAGACTGGCTCTCCCGTCCGGGATCACTTCCACGATATTGGCCCTTAGATATGCCAGCTCGTTATTATAGATCGACTCCAGCATCTGCGCCGGGCCATATTTCCGATCTTTCGTCAAGCCGCTATAGGTGGCATACAGGGCCAGGAGATGCTGATAGGCGGCGGGGAGTTCGGTCTGGTCTCCAACTACGGTATAGTCCTTTTCGATATAAGCATAGAATCCGCTGATAACAACATCATTTGTCGCAATTAATGCCGGTTGCCATGGAGTCGTAGCAAGACGAGAGTGCATGTGGACCCCCGCGACGGGGATTATTACTTGTGACCCCGCTCCACAAGAAACGCTCAAAGTTCCAGTCGCCCCAATGCTATCAACAGTAAAAACCATTGTTACGTCGGTATTGGCAGCGGCGAGAGCGGTGTTTGCTGTCAAGGTGTCTGGCCCAGTGCCCGAATGCGTCGCCGTAGTAGAACATGCCCAGCCTGTCCCGCTATCAGTCCATTGGTTTGCAGCTCCGCCCTCTACAAAGGCGATCCCGTTATAAACAGTCTGCATTTTCGGCAAATCTGCCACATAAAGGCGTAGGTAATAGACTGCATCAGGGACAGGGTCAATGCCGATATAAGAGCCAAACTCATACCAATACTGAGGCGCCGTCCCGTTTGTCGGGTAATGCCCTGCTCTCAAGGGGTCAATCTTGGTGAGCATTTGCGCCCGACCAGACGATGGCACATACTCAACGTGCAGAACCTTATAGCACCTTGTTGCCACATTACGAGCCGCGCTTGTCGTTTTGACGTCAAGAATCCGGCGGACGCAAAGAGTTTTTTGGGCTATGTCCTTTGCGGCTATGGATAGCCAGCGCCAGATCTCGGCTTGCGTGTAAAAATCTGCCGCCACCTCGTTAAGATATGTTCTAACCCTCAGTTCTAAGTCCGCTGCATCAAGTAGTGGCCATACACCCGACACTGTAAAATCCTCCTTTTATTACATGAATCCCGCATGCTGATTCATTGTTGATTCGTTCGCATGTTGCATGTTCTGCGTGATTTTCATGTCGCTTATCGCTTTTCGGAATAATTTGTAATAGTAGTCACTTCTCTGTGGATTGTAGGTATTCTCCCCTCTCTTCAAGAACGCCTGCCAAGCAATGCCGTCAAGCAAGGCATGGTGATACTGAGATGCTATCTCGGGGGTCTGCCCCGACATCGACGTGGTAGAAAAAGCCGTAATCGGATAACGGATAACGGTCAATTTAACGGTGTAAACGGCATCGGGGGCAGGATATAGGGCAATATATCCCGAACGATAATCGAGCAGGTAGCTGGTTGGCTTTCCCGTGGTTCCTGATCTCCAATTAGAAATTCGGTTCATTTCAACGAGCGTCCGCTTTGAGAGTTGGTACGGGCTTTCCGAGCTGTCGGTCACCAGGGGATATGTCGCGCCCTGATCGGCGGCATTCGTGCCGTCACTGAGGCTTTCGCCAAGCGTGAACTCGCCGGTTCTGTTCTGGATGGTATAGGTTGTGGATGTAAGCTTTTCTTTTATGTAACAGGTCTTGTTGCTGGTGCCGCCTGTCACAGTCGCGCCTGCCGCCCATTCCGCAGGAGTTGGTGCAACATCAAGCGTAAGCAGCTCTTCGGAAAGCAACTTTACGGATGTGACATAAATGATGGATGACGCCAATTCGTAGTCAAACGTCCCGGCTACGGTTGCAATGTTGCAAACCGCAGCGGTTGTCGCGTCTATGAGGATCCTGGCATCTCTGCAAATAATGTTCTGGGCCTCATTGGCATATAAAACGAGCTGCGCGTCAAACCAATCTTGCGGCAAAGTTACGTCGTCAAGTACAGAACTCCGTTCATAATCGATAATTTCTTGCAGATTCACGTGGTTGTCCTCCTACCCCGCCATGTTTCCTTATCTTCGCTCGTTCGTTGTCATCGGTTACGCAGCTTTGGCTTCTGCCTTCAATCTCCGAATCTCGGCAGATTTTGCATGCGCCTTTTTCAGGTTTTCTGCTCTTGCTTTTTTGGTTCGTGCCGCCTTTTCTTCGGCTGACTCCAATGTCTTCTCCGCAGAGGATACCTCCACAGGATTTTCTGCGGGCTTCCCGTCCAGGTGCCGCTCGGAGGGGGCTGAGGGCACAGGAATAGACCGAGGTGCCGCAGTCTTGTTTGCCGCCACTAATTCTTCGTGTTTGAGTCTCCGTTGCTCATTGAAAGAAAGTGCGGTGACCACTTCTATAGGCTGGGACTTTATGGGTGCCGATTTCCCACTTGCTTTCATGATCTGGTCGTGTGTCATCATGACTTCTTTCATGTCGGGGCGTTTGGATAACATTTCAGACCAATGAATGGGAGAGGATGTCCCTTCTTTCAAAAGCATCCTGTATTCTCGTGCCATACAAATCCTTTCTGGTTAAAGGGCGGCAGAGGCCGAAGCGTACCGCCCAATAAGTTACGATCTCAGCTGGGCCGCAAACCACCAGTCGACCGACAGCGTGTTCTCCGCCGCCGTGCCGCACTTGGTGGCAAACGCCGGAACTACGTATTGATCCAGCGGGAAGTTCGTGGCTGCCGTGGTTGTCGTACCACTTGCCGCGCCGTTCTTATAGAAGGTCACAACCCCGGAAACGCACTTCATCCCAAGCTTGAGCCACCCGGTTGACGCCGTAAGAAACGTGGAGTTAAGTGCCACTCTTGATCCGCCGGTAAGAATCATCATCGATTGCCATATAGCGGCAGTATCAGTTGCGTGGACAATCTGGAATCCAAGAGCATCCTGAACCTTCATGGCCATCGTGTTATCCGTCATAAAGTCAACACCCATCGTGATGTCATCCGTGATCAGGCCGACAAACACACCTTGTGCCGTGGTTATTTGGCTGATCTTTACCCGCGTCTCAAACCACCAATTCGTGGTGGCGTCGAGCTTAATGCACCCCACTCCCAGAGCGGCGTTGACATTGCACTCGTCGTTATCAGTCCCAGGGGCGGTCAGCACTGCGACTCCATTAGGATCAGCCGCAAGATGGGTGAACGTGCCATTTGCACCGGCCAGGGTGTATTCGTAGGCCGTAGTAAAACTGTTGGTGTTTGCTTGGGCAAAATCATCTCCGATGAAATGGCCAAGTGTAGGATCAACCAGCATGTTCAAGGCCGGGCAATCCGCCCAGATGTCGGGAGACTTCCCTGCGCCTGCCGCCGTACCCCCAACCGTGTCTATCTTTTCGACGTGAAGCTGGCCGACATTAAAGTTTTCATAGCGAGACATAAGTTGTTCCTCCAATGTAAGTCGGCGGGGGAATTAGCAAAAAGCCTGACCCCCGCCTACAGATTAAAACGGCACGTTGTAGCTCATCAACAACGCATAAATGTCATAGACCCCGTTACTGGAGGTGAATGCCGCCGTGCCGACAAGCACGTCAATCGTATCTGCCGCCGGATACATGCGGCCAGCCTTGACGTTGAACGCTTCCGAACCGCCGTACAGGGGCGCGTGAATCGTACCGACCGTGGTAGAAGGCTGCACCGCCGTCAGGTAGCCAGCGGTAGAGTCTCCATCCCCGATAGCAATAGTTGCCGTAGTTGCCGTAAGTTCCGCCTCGATGACCTTGAACCAACACCCAAGGCACCAGGTATATGCCGGAACTGCAATCATCTGGTAAACATCGGTCGATGTTTTAGTCCCTGGGACATTGGCCGTATCCAGCCTTACCTTAGCGATACTCCATACCCCGCCCGGTGAATGATACGGTGTTCCTATATCGGTCACGTTACTGTTTGCAAAAGTAGCTCCCGAATGAACGGTTGCCGCCCCTGTGAAATCAATCAAAAGAGCCATAGTTTATTTCCTCCTTTAAGGAAAGAGGGGACGAATCCCCTCCGTTAGTTACTGACGAACGTACATGTATCCCAGCCCCTGCGGGTTGATGACCTTGTACCCGTACACGTTGAGGCCCCGGACAATCTGAGCAAACGTCAACTCAGAATCCAATTTCTGCGTCTTGGTAAACTGGTTGGCAAAACTGAGAGCATCCTTGTTGCCAAACAGGACGTAGAACGCCTGGAAGCCGGAAGATTCAGTGCCAGAAGCCACCGTGGGTAGGAGGTTGGACTTCAGGAGATCAAACCTTCCTACTTTGCCCAGGAGGTTGGTGCGAAGAACCGACTTTGCATCTCCGGTCATGGCCGAATCTTTCAAATCGCTCTTCTGGATCATGCCAGCCATCCATTCGGTGATGACCATCCAGCAATCTTCGTCCTGCACCTCGTTTTCACCCAGTACCGTTCCGCAATCGACAATGTAGTCAAGCACGTTGGTCTTGGTGATCTGGATCGGGGCACCGGACGCACCGAGGTCGAATCCACCCGTGATTGCGCCCGCTGTGGAACCGATATTATCGGCATGAGCATCCGCGTAGATATTGCCCAGCACGTCGGTGTCGATGGCTATGGCATTGTCTCTTGCCGCAGCTTCTGTGAACTTATTCAGAAGAGGCAAGTCGGACTGAACGGCATCTACATCATCCAGGTAGATATTGTAATACTTGCCTTTGTCGATCAGCATGGTTACAGCGGGTGCTTCAGGGTGCTGAATGGCGAGAGTCATGCCTTTCGAGTAATTGCCGATGGTAATATCGGGAATGCCACGGACAATGACTGTATCGCCACCGGCTTTGATTTCCAAAGTGTTATCAACAGGCTCTTTATCCTGTTTTCCTGTATTTTCACACAGGGTCAGACTATTTCTTGTTTTTTCTTCTTGACAAATAGAAAGATGCGGTGATACAATCCGATTATGGCTGAAAAGAAATTCTTCATTACCGCTGACGAACTTAGAGCAAGCTACGCTATTTACCCATCGCTGTTGAAACTTGCCAATCATTATGGGGTAAGTAAGCGACTCATTCTTAATTATATGAAGAAGTTCGGGATTGAACGTAACCAAAGAGAAGTTGTTTCGCTGGGCACCATCAAGATACTTGCCCAAGCGGGGCTTAGTTCCAAGGAAATTGGAATCATTCTCAACAGAAACGCCAACCATATTGTCGGGATTGCCCAAGAAAACGGTTTTACGATTATAGACAAATATCATCCTGGGTTTATCACCACCCACGGGGGCTATGTTTCTGTTTATATGCCCAGCCATCCCGATAGAGACAGCAAGGGTTATGTCAGGAAACATAGACTCGTTATGGCAAACTATCTTGGCAGGTATCTTTTCGATGGTGAAATCGTCCACCATATTAATGGGGATAGAACCGACAACCGAATCGAAAACCTGTCCATTATGACTGTTCCTGAGCATGTTCGCCTCCACCACTGTGGGAAGAAGGGAAGAGGCCCAGACAAAAAGCCACGCAAGAACTCGAAAAAACCGCCCCATTCGTGCCCCGTTAACCCTACCAATATGGGTTAGGTTACTTGGAGTAGTCGTTGAACCTTGTGCCAATTTCTTGGCACCTTGGCTGCGAATTGCCCAATTCAAAACAGTTTTACGGTTCGCCATCTCGTTACCGGACGGTATCGTCGTTTTGACTCTCAGGGTGTTCTCGCAATTAAAGGCGTTTAAAGAGGGCAAAATCATTAAACTCCACCCTCGTAATCGTTATTGGCGATGTACGTGAGAACTGTTTTGTTATAATACTTCCGGGCCATTTTCGAAGACCATACCTGGGGAATAAACTTGTTAGTCCCCGCGCTGGAAAAGTCTGGATAGCCTGCTGCTCGTGAAAAACCCATATAAACCTCCTATTGAGGCCCTCACGTAAAGAAGTATTACCTTAATTCATTCCCTGCTATGGCAGCATCAAATATGGCGTCCATCTGTGCCACTGTTTTGCCGCCCCACTGAGCCGGGTTATAAGCACCTGGCGTCATGGCTTGTTTGGAGAATTTGGCGTAATTTTCTTTCGTAAGAACCGGTGACACCGCTGTCTTCGGAGGAGGGCCACCCCCTCCGGAACGTGGCGGCGCGGTAAATTTTTCAATTTTGCTCTGGCTACCGTTCCCATTATCAGTGGGCGGGTCGCCACCATTTGTTTCCAATGAGCGCTTGTAATCGAGGAAGAACGCTGAAACAGTAGGCGCATCGAACTCGCTTGCGGCTGCCTGAAGAACCTTGACATTGTAAGGAGAGCGGTTCAACCATTCCGTGAAACCTGGGTCGGTGTCGATCGCCCTCCAGTCTAGAGCTCCGGCATCTGCCATTGCCCTATCGAACTGGCTGATAGCGGTGGTCTGCTTAAACTCAGCGCTTGTGGCAACGCTCTTTTGATCCACGGACTTTATCTCGTCCCGCAGACTGGCAAGCTCGGCCTTGTGCTTGGCCTCCATTTTCTTGAGCAGCTTAGCGGCACCTGGGTTGTCTGCTACGAAAGCATCAACCTCGTAGTCTTCTTCGTCCGGCTGTGTCTCTACGGCGGAAGATTTTGCCTTTACGGTGTCTTCAAGAACTGATATTCGTTCCTGGAGCCCCGTGGCGTATTCCCTCCATTGCGCCGCTTCAGCTTTTAACCGGGCGGTGTCGGCCTTCAGCATCCCGTCAACCACAAGAAACTTTTGCTTGTAGTCAATGCCGTCATCGTCTTTCTTGACTGGCGCTTCGGCTGGGGTTGCCTTAATCGCTGGATCATCCGCGACGAGTACGCCATCAGACACCACACCTTCATCAACGACATCCGGCTTTACGGGCTTGTCATCTTCCGGTTTGGCTTCGATAGCGGGTTCATCGGCGTTCATCGCCGCCAATGCCGCGTCCGCTTCCTGCTCTGCTTTTTCCAATTCCTCGTAAGTGCTCATTTTGTTCCTTTCTGTGATCCGACTTTTACGGGCTTCACAACTGCTTATTTTTGCGATCCGACCTTCACGGGCTTCGCGTTGCTTATAAAGGCTGATCCGACTTTTACGGGCTTCAGCCTTTGATAACTGAGCCAATAAAAAAGGCGCATGCAAAGTGAGCAAGCACCTTGCTGTGCGCCTAAAAAACTGCTTTCGTCTCTCTCCTTCTGGCCGGAAGGTTCAAGAACTCGGTTAAATCTTTATTTTATGTGTTACTTCTTCCCCTTTTTGGGAGGTGGCATATTCTTGCCCTTGTGCATCTTGTCCATCATTTTGTCCGGCATTCCTTTATCCATCTTGTCGTTCTTCTTAAACGTCTTGACCATTGAAACATCCTCCTGTTTATTTTTTGTTCTCCATCCTTCTCGCCTCTTCCACATTCCTCGTGTAGTCTCCGGCTTTAGCTTTTGCCACTATCTTCAAGAAGTCTTCGAGTTCCATGTTGCGCCCCTGCATGACAATGGTCTCTTCGCCTCGGTTGTGGTTATTCTTGAGGCTTTGCAGTATGGCGGATTCGTCTATCCATCTGAGTATCGTATCCCAATTAGGATTCCCGGCCAGATTCACTATGGCCCTCGCCGTTTGCTCTGAAGGCGCTATCACTGGTATCCCTCAGCGCCGCCCGCCTGGCCTGGGCTGCTTACTTCCATCCGGGGCCGCGACTCGTTGAACTGGCGGTCGTCAACTCCTTGAGCCGGATTCCCTGCCGCATCCAAGGTTTGTGGTGAGGGAGCGGGGGGGCTGGAAACCATACCGGGGAGAGGAGTACCAGGTTGTGGTTGCGTCGGCCCCCCCTGGGGAATCGGCGGTAAGATATTTTCATCAATATCGATACCCAAATCCTTAGCAACCGAGAATAGAATCTTGCGGCGATTTTCAGTCCCTATAATCTGGATGTCGACAGGGTTCGCGGTATAATTAAGGAACTCGTTCTTGCGAGCGGTCTGCTGCTCTTTAGCAAGCAGCGCCGCCGTCCCCTTGGCGGATACCTTGTAATCACCCATCAACCCATAAATCTCAAAGTTTTCAAGCAAATAATCATAGTGGCGCTCAAGGCAGGGCACTATGCCGTCAAGGTCGATGTTACGAATCACTGCTTTTATGCCACGGGTTGCCATCCCGATTAGCTGAGCAAGCCCGCTCGCGTTTCCGCCGGCGCCTACGTCTCCTCCATGCGCATACGCCGGAATGCCGGAATGCTCATCTGCTATGCGGGAGAAGGCATCGTAAACGGCCTGTAACTGTTGTGTAACCATCTGGGGCTGATAAAAGTTTACTGCCTTGCTGCCCGATGCCATCTGTTCGTCGGTAGTCGGGAATACACGCCCAGGCCAAATCTTCCGAGATGCGCCAGGTTCAAGCCGGTCGATGTTCAAATCTACCATCGGAAGGGCACCCATCGCTATATTTGCCAGTATCGAACGAGCGCAGGCGTTACAAACCTGCTGGCAATCTGCGATCATCTCGGCTACTCCACGGCCCCAAAAAGAATCGTTGTCATTCTCAAAGGATATTTTGGAAATAGGTTTCTTGCCGAGACTGTCATAATTCAGCATGGCCTTTATGACATGGGTTCCGATCTGCCAAACGCACACGGCGTAATCGTCGTCCGGATCGGGAATATCTTCCGCCGTCATCCCCCATTCGAGAAGAAGTTTGCCCGGAAGTTCGTCCCACAGTTCGAGGTAAGGAATGTTTTCCGGGGCAGACCACGGCTGGTCGGGGTTCTCTTCCCCTATTCCTTCCTTGGCTTCCAGAGATAACGTGAGCCATTCGTCGTTAAGCTTCTTTTCTTGGAACTCCTTCAGGACTTCCCTTATTTCGGCCTCATCGTAACCTGGCACACCAATAAGCTCATGGAGCTGGTGGGGTCTGATTGACCCAACAAGAAAAAGATAACCATTATCAACGGTTGTGCTTCGTGGCGACGGGAATACCGCGAATGGGGAAACGCGATCATACTGAGGGACGATTTTCGTTTCAATGTTCCGTACCAGTTTGCCGGTGGCAGGGTCTTGCGAGGTTTTCTTGAGTCTTTCCTTCCGAAAGGTCGGCCCCTTTATAAACCCCGCCTTCAGCCCGACAATATCATCGATGCACTGGTTGAGCGCCTTGTAAAAGCCCCCCTCTTTAAAGTGATCGTCTATCTGGTCGGTTATGTCTTCGGCCATTGCTTTGGCTTTTTTAACGATTTCACTATGGACGCGATCCCCTACTGCGTCCGACTCCTGCTGCATCCAAGCACGGAGCTGGTCAGAAGATATTTGTTGCCCTGTCTGCGCCGCCTGAGAAACAGCCATGTCAAGATACTGCCTGACAACGGAACTGGTGATCTGCTCTTTTATGTCTTGCGGTAAATCTGGCAGCGGTGTGGGATCAACGGCAATTATCCGCTGAGTTGGCTGGATGATGATGTCCTTTATCCAGGCAACGCCATTCCTGACCTTCGTATCGGTGACATTCATGAATATTTCGGGCTGGCCAACGTTTTGTATCTCGGCTAATTTCTGCGGATCGTACTCGCCGCGTTTTTGCCGCACAGACGCCAACATTTCCATTTCTGGGATTATTTTGGCCTGTTGAGCCGCTTGCCATTTGGGGATTATGTGTTGTGAAAGGGCCGATACAAAGTGTTCGGAGGGCTGTTCAGCCTCTTGAGACGCGGCCTCCTTTTCTTGTGCGGCCTGCATCACATCTGATGGCGATAAAATCAGGAGTAGGTCGTTTCTCATGCGTTATCCCCGTCTTTTTTATGACATATATCGCGTCAATTATCCGACGGTGTGCGATATGCGCACGGTTTTGTTTATTTGTCAACTATTTTTTCGCAGGGGGGGGCAGACCGTCAAAAATTTGACGCTATTTAATTTAATCTTTCCTTGGCCACAGGCATTGGTTGGAGCTTACCGGGTGCTTGCTGCCATCGAATACCATACAGGCGTATGGCCTTTTAACATAAATATTACAGCCTTCTTTGGTAATATGCGGGCAAACGTGAGGAAAGGTGACCCATGATTCTTCCGTTTCAGTCGAATGGATAACCTTTAGCCCTCTGGCTTTATAAAATTCCAGGCTTACCGGGTCTGCGGCAAACGGGAAGGCTATTGTTTTGCAACAATATTGGCAGGATAGGCAGAGCGACTGCTTTTCGGTAAGATTACTCATACCACACCATAATTAAGTCTCATAAGTTCTTTTACAATATCAGGGGGGCCGTTACGAAGCGGCATGGGCTCTCCGTGGCAAAGCCCCATATTCCTCGTCTTCCATCCAATTTGGCCGGATTCATCCCCATGCCCGATCGTCCACATTCCCGAGCTATGTTTTATCCAATATTCCCCGTTGGTTTCCTTTCTCATCTCACCACCACCCTCTCATGTTAGGTTTTTCTTCCGATTCAACCGCCTTTTGCTTCCCGAACGCATCAATGACCATCGTCAACGCCAGCACCGCGTAAAAATCAACCGCATCTTTTAGACTTGTCTTAGAAAATGCCGTTAATTGTGACTTTATTGTTGAATCCGGCGGGAATATCAGTCGTTTTTCGCCTATCAATTCCTTAATCGTGAGCAGTGACGCCTCAAATGAAGATGATTTGGTGTGTTTCAGCACTAATGGTATTCGTCCCCCCCGGCGCCACTGATTGAAGCTATGAATGAACGTCAAATATCGCTGGTCGAGAATGACATAAACCGACTTGCAGTGAAGTTTGTGAACCAATTCAAGCTGATCCGTCAAGTCCTTGAATGTCTTTGCCTCGCCCTCGTTAATTATCTCGATGACCGGCAGCGCTTCGTCAAAGGATTTTTCCTGGCCATCGTGCTTTTCTGTCACCACGCAGTAAAAGAAAGGGTTGCCGGAGTCCGCCCAACTCAGGCCACATAAAGATTGCGTGGGCGGACGTTTGGGCTCGGGTTTTTGAGGATCACTCATATTTAGCCTTTGAAAGTTTCCTTTCCTCTTTATACTTTTTTATCCATTCTTGGTGTTCAAAATATTCTTTCTCAGAGGATGGAGATGGCACCCATTCAAAGGGGAAATAGCTCAATGATTTTGTTTGCCAATTATTTTGCAGATGCTCATCATAAACACAATAGCCGTTTGCCTCTCTTTTCCCAAAAGCAATAAGATGTTGTTTTGACCATTTATCTTTTTCGTTTTCCCATACCCACCTTCCCAAGAAAAACCGTCCCGCTTCCGGGGGTTCTTTAAGAAAATCCCTCCACCTTGTATCCTTTTCTGTAGTGTACCCATGTTGGTCTAATTTATCTCGGTCATCAAACATAATGTCTCCTTATAAAAGTTCTGGGCTGGTTGAGGGCTTTGGGACTTCTTTTTTGGGGTCATCGGTCATTCTTGTCTATCATCCTCGGTATCAATTCGGCTAATTCTTTCGACCATACGCCTAAGCCCTCTATATAGTTGCCAGTGGATACATAATCATGGATTGCACGCGATAACTCCCCCACCCTTTTTTCAATCCATATCTGATGCGGTTGGGCCCCTAGTGGTGGTTTCGGAGGATTTATATTCCATATCGTGTCTGGCGCAAGCGTTCCGTAGGTGTTGCAGGCAGGGCAAAGAACCTTATTGTGTGTTGTTTTTGTCCACCCCGCAGCAAGGCCAAAATCCCATTCAACTTTCCACTCCCCGCTAACTGTAGGGCCACTAACTGACCTTCCACACGTATCGCACTTTACAACCCTGATTGTAGTAAATGTTATCATGGTCTTGCCCTTTCCTTTTTGGGTTCGTCGGTCATTATTACAAAAGCTCCGGGAACATAAGCGCCGGAGCATCAAGAAGACACATGACCATATAGTCAAAGGCCATTACGTAGTGGTCAGGACCGGCGAGCCGATGTATGTAAACATATCTGCTTGATCCCGTTTCGTCGTCTTCCTCAAGTTTTTTTGCTACGGCATGGCAATGGCGCGCGAATTCCTGGACAACATCCGATGATTTTCTGGGTAGTATAATATCGCAATCCGCTATCAACCTATGGCTGGCATCAAGTGTTTCCGTAATGTTCGCACTCACCAGATGCGCCCGCTCATCCCACCTATACGATCCCTTCTGGTGGACGTTGGCAAACAATAAGAATACCCTTCCAGGGAACCTCTCCGCAAACGCCCTGGCATGTTTGGTCTCTGGCAGCCCGTCAACCACGCAACGCATAACTTTAAATCTAGCCATCAATTCATCAAGTTGTTTCCATGAGCCGCCTTCCTTGCCCTTGTTCCCAAGATATTCCCCGATATGGATTACCTCGCCGGCACGTTTCGGATGAGGCTTGCCAATAACCACGTGGAGGTTGTTGCCTTGATCCACCCCCATGAATGTGCCCTCGTCGCAACTCGACGCAATGCCCCTGTCGCCACAACAATCAAGCACTTGTTGAACAGAGAGACGGTTCTGCGCCTCTACGTAGGCTATCCCGAGCTTAAGGTTGTAGAAATCGGTCAGATTGTTCGTTGTCTGGAAGGTATGCAGTATCTTCTCCGGGTTGGTCATTTTAGTCTGGGAGTAAAGTTGGCTGAATTGCCTACCATGTATATCGGTTATGTCGGGTCTTTTGGCAACCCATGCGCCCTTAGAAGGGTCAAGTTCTGCATGGCATTTCTCGCAGGCCCTTATAACTCTGCCCCTTGCCATTAGTAGGCACTCCGGGAAGGTTCCCACCAGATCGGTGTAATGATTGCACTTTGGGCACTTAATCAGCCAGTACATCTGGTTGGAAAGCTGGAAAAGCCGATCGATACCGTAATCCGGAAGGGTGGGGTTGGACAAGTAGAGTAATTCCCCCTCTTCGGAATGCGCCATACGTTCGAGAATCATATCCACCATTTTTGGGGGGGCTTCGTCCAGTTCATCAAACACCACGAAGTCCATCGGGGATGATTTTGCTCCGACCCGAGACCGCATGCCGCGAAGGTAAAGGTTCGTATTCCATATCTTTTTCACATTAGCGGCGTTGGTGTCGCGCATCCACTGCCCTATGGTTTCGGGGTTGTCATCAATAAGCGGGTCTATCCTGGTCTTGCTGAGGTCTGTAACGTCGGTTCTGGACGGGAAGTAGTATCCAATGCCCCGGTAGCTGTCGCCTCCATACCGTGCCGTATGGAATACCCTGAGCATGGCCTTTGAGGTGAGACCCAGTTGTGTAGCTTTTATTTCTACCTGGTAGGGGTGTTTGTCGCTGTAGGGCTCGATAAGGTATTCGTGCTTTTTGAAGGTGAACTTCTTGCCATCAAGCATAATCTCATTGTTAACGGCCCACTGCCCCAAGTCGGAGGAGGTTTCGCTGCTGCCTCCGAACTTCTGGTCGATGGAATTTATCAACTCAGCGAACATGTCGGTCTTGTGTGCTTCGGTTATAACGGCCATGATCCTCTATTTCTTTATCTGGATCAGTCCCCGGATTGTCCTAAGTTCTTTGAGCTTAACGATTATCCTGGTTCTGACATTTGTGTCCGCCGACGCGATTGCGTTTAACACCTCTTCTTGAAACTGCGCCACCATCGTCGCACTGTAAAGCGTCTCAGCGATCTTTATTTGCAATTCGAGTTGCTTCCTGACCTCAGCGGATATATCAATCACGCTGGCTTGAATCTTCAGAATATTAGAAAAATTAATATTGGCTTTCTCTTTTAGTTTCTCTACCAAATCCGTCCGGGTGGGGTCGCGTTCCACCTGGTCTTCAAGGCGCTCCCGCTCTTTTACTTTTATGTCCTCTCGTAAAATAAGCCTTCGAGCGCGATCGAGTTCATCCATGATGGCAGAATTGATTTTTACAAGCTGATTTATAGTGTCAAGATTGCCTTTAGATAATTCTGACTTCTCAATCAGTTCCGGCGTGGACTCCACCGCGCCCCCCAGCCTCTTGTGAGCCATCCGCACAGACTCCCTGCCCACACCAAAATAAGCCCCAATCGCCGCGTAGGATTCGCCAGCTTTGATCTTCTGCTCCATGACGATCTTGTCTATCTTGCCCTTTACCCCACAGACGGCCATTAGCGGACCAACCCAATAAGAGGATTGGCAATCTTTATCCCGGTGGTCGCCTCAGTGTATAAAGCCGAAAGCTCGCCATCAGCAATGGGGTAATAAAAAATATCTTTAGGAAGATGTATAAATGCCGGGGCCGCAGGGGGTGGAGACAAGTGGTGCTGGAACCGCCCAGGGGATGTCTGCACCAGAGCATATTGCCTTGGGTTAAATAGCTTCTGCCCTTCAAGCTTCCCCATTATGAACATATTACCGCCAAACATAACCATGCTCAATCCACTCATCTAATTTACCCCCCTTTATAGTGTGTTTGCGTAAATGTTCTTTATCGTCTCATCCTGGATGCCTATGTAGGCAAGGGTTTGCCGTTCACTTGAATGCCCAAACACCCGCATCAGCTCGGGCAGGCACACCCCAAAGGTCGCGCGCTGATGATAGCCAAAAGTCTTTCTGGCAGAATGACTGCCGAAGTTCCCCCGAATCCCACATTGCCTCGCCCACCTTTTCCACAACCGATTCACAGACGAAACAGTCAACGGCCCCCGCTGCCCAATAAACAAGACTTCTTCGTCAAGATACCCCCTGCTAGCCAAAAGAGAATGTATCGCATCAACACAGGCCGAGTTTAAATTCATCCTCCGACCATTGCCGGTCTTACGCTTGTTCAAACACAACTCGTCCATCGGGGATAAATCCTTGACCTGCCCCGCCGTAATATGGAGTAAGTCCGAAGCACGCAATCCTGTGTTTATCCCTAGAGTGAAAAGACAAAGATAAAGCGGATCATTCCTCAGTAGCAGCTTGATCTCGTTTATGTCTTCGAGACTTCTAATAGGGTCAACGGTTATCCGAGACCCCTTCTGGGGGTGGTTAAGCGATTGCTGATGCTTGGTCATATGCGCTCCATTTTGGGCTGTAATAGCATTTACTTTACGGGTTGTCAAGGTTTATTTCTGGGGAATAAGTAGGGCGGCGGAATGGCGGCGAACACCAAAGAACTCACAATCCTAACAGAGGAGACATAACTTTAACGAAATTTGACCCACGCGATATGGAGCGGTAATTCGATAATTCCGGGCCCAAATCGAGCGAAAACCCGACTATGGGGGGTAGGGGTGGGGGCATCCCGAAATACCTGGCGCCCATCCCGCCTGTTGATAACTCAAAAGCCTGGGCCAGATGCAGTAACTAACCAGAACTATTAGGCTAAACTCACTAACTTCTGCCCAAACTTTACCAGTCGCGGCCTGTGCCGGGTGCGCTGACGGGGCAGGAGGCCTGCCGGGCGTTGGCCTGCATACCCGGCCTGCCTGTGTCGGATAGAGTCGGTTAGACCGTCAAATAATTGACGCTTTTCTTTTTTTTGTGTTCTTTTGGTGT